TCAGCCACGCTGTTCCTCAGCCACTATGCATCAACTTCTCAAAGTTAGCCTTCTTAAAATGAGCACCCTTAAGGAGCTTTCCATCTTCCCTATAGGTTGCACAGAAGTTGCCTTTATCATCCCAAAGCTTGCTAGAATACTCTTTAACAAGCTCATTCATACCTGCCTCAATGTCATAACCACAAGTATTAGCATACTGGACACACACCCAGATAAGGTCACAGAGTTCCTTAAAGTCATTAGCAGTACAAGGCTCCTCAGAAAGCAATTCCTTGTATTCCTCAGTGATGAACTTTCTGTAAAGCTTCTGAGCCTTGTCTCGTTCAATTTGATTCTTAGAGTGAGTCATCTCTAAGAAAACCAACAGCATCCCCTGAAGTTCTCTTATAGACATGTTGGTTACTTGATCCATAGTATTTTCCAAAGCATTTCTTCCTTTCAATAAACGGTTCAGTAATAAGCACATCCACATATTTAAGGAGTGCTAAATCTTTAACTTGTTCATACTTCCTGCCTGTCCACATCCAAATAGTCTTCTCAGGGTACAACCCCTTCACAATGGTCACTATACGGCTCACTGAGGGCACGTTGTAGGGTTCCAAGGGGTCACCCCCAAGGATGCTTAGTCCTTCGATCCAAGGGCTTCTGAGAGCCTCTAGGAGGGTATCCATAGTCTCCTCAGTGAACTCCTTACCGTAGTTCTTATTCCAAGCATCCTTGTTAAAGCAACCCTTGCAATGGAGAGAGCATCCAGAGACAAATAAGGACACCCTCAGCCCATCACCATTGGTGGAATCACAGGTATTGATTCCGGAGTAGTTCATACTTACATACTCTTCCTATCTTTGATCTCTGCCATTTTAGCATCGTTCATTCTAGATTTTCCATTGACATTACTGTAACCCAAATACCCACAAACACGAGAAATAATAGAGAGGTTGTGAGAGCCACAATGAGGACAGGTGTTGCCAACATTAGTGCTATGAGAACCACAGTCTTCACAATAAGCTGCATCAAAGTTGACACCCTGATAGAAACCCATTGACATGCCCCTTTCAATAAGGGTTTTAACTGCATTGAAGTTGTTAGGATTATCCAGTCGTACATACTGAATGTGACCCCCATTGCACTTATGAAAAAGTTCATACTCTTTATCCTGTTTCTCAAAAGGGGTTACATCTTCACTAACATGGAGGTGGAAGGAGTTCGTGAAATAATCTCCGAACTGATTGTCTCCTGTGTATTCACGGTATTGCTTAGCTTGAGTCCCACAAAGAGATTCTGCAGGAGTACCATACAGAGCATAAAGGTAGCCATCTTCTTTCTTAAAGTCCTCAATTCTTTCATTAATGAAATCTACTACATTATTAGCAAATGAAGAATCTTCCTTAAGTGATTTACCTGTAGCAAGGATAGACAATTCATTTAATGCAGTGATACCAAAGGATGCAGTCATGTATTCAACAAGGTCTCCGATCTCATCATCAGGGCTTAGATTACCGTTATGGAGACCCCCTTGAGTGAAGCACATAGGATTCGTACATGCCTTAGTATGACGAATTATGTCATAGCGTTTCTTAAGGAACTCACGGATTACCTGAAGTCGATCCTCAAGGACAACAAAGAAGTCTTCATCTTCATTCTCAGCAACCTTCCAAATCAACGGAAGATTAAGAGAAACAGCACCAATGTTGCAACGACCAATAGTAATGGCTTCGTTTGTCTTAGGGTCGTGCCACTCAGTGAGATATGCACGGCAACCCATAGGACTCGTGATAGCACCAGTGCGTTGATAGATTTCGCCTACCTTACCATGGTTCAAACTAAGGTAGTCAGGGTACATACACTTACTAGAACATTCCACAGCCTTATGAAAAAGTTCCTCATGATCCCCATCAGCTTCAATCTTATCCTCATCATAGAGGAAGACGAGCTTAGGGAAGACAACTTGCTTACCACCATGCCCCTTCATACGGGTATCAAGGATAACTTCACTGATCAGCTTCATGATGTCTCTGTCGAGATCATCCATCATGACATCCCACGTACCAAAGGTAAGTGTAGTGAACGCGAAGTCACCGCGAGAACACGGAACAGTGTTGAGCTTCAGTTCAAGAGACTGAAATCCCTGTTCAAGTTCACGCTTGAGATCCCCCATAGCCATTGCACAGGATTCATCATACTCCATGTTGCATTGTTCGGAATACTTCTTAAAGGCGTTATCGTAGGTCTTCTTAGCGTACGGAAGGAGAACCTTATCAATCTCTGCAAGTGTGAACCCACCGAACTGCTGAGCAGTAGCCACAAGGGTGATGTCACCGATAACCTGAAGGGCACTAAGGACACTCGTAGGTTCCGTGTACTTCACATTGGACATCTCAAAGCCACCCTTAAGGACATTACCGATGTCAAAGAGACAACAATTAAATGAATTAAAGATCATATCTCTAAGATCATGAATGTAGATGTCTCCTCGCTTAACAAGTTCCTTCTCTTTATTAGATAGGTAGAATTGCTTATACAATTCTTTAGTCAGGTATCCTTTAATTAGAGAACCCTTAGTAGAGATAAGGGAGCTATCAAAGTTAGCATTCTCTCTGTCTCCCAAGAGAAGCACGTTATCAGCTTCATCTTTAACTTTCTCAAATGATTTAGCATAAGTATTCTTATAGTCTCTATATTCTTGATATGAATTCGCTACATCAGTCAACCCAAAGTACTTCAAGTAATGAATTACTTCCTTATGAAGGTCTTTAGTTGGAGCATCTCTATCAATAATTAAACAAGAGTGAACTTTCTCAACCAGTTTGTTAAGAACATCAGGCTCCACATATTGATTCACTCTAGCAGCCGCCTTATAGACAGCTTCTTTGATCTTCTCTCCATTCCAACCTTCTACGGTACCGTCTTTCTTAATAATCTTCATGATAGCAGTTTTCTTATTATATGCCTAGACTTTTGTCTTTTGATCAAATGCCCCAAGGTACACCTATGGCATACCTCAGGGCATCTTTAGTTAATAATTTCCTTGTTTATGTTAAGAATTAAATTGAACAACTTCAGGTGTCCACTTGCCGGTCACAATGCCTTCATTAGCAAGCTCAGCAGAGTTACCGCTAGTGAACAAAAGGATAAACCTACAGGAAATCGAGTTATAAGTAACCGTCAGGAGGGGGATCAAAGAAGATGCCTACGGAATCACCTTGGCCTAGGTCATGGAAGAAGGGGGCCGTTGACTTTAATGTATGAAAAGTGGTCAGGTTATAAGCACCTGTAAATAATTCGATTACTTCTTCGGTATCCGCTCTAGTGAGCCTAAAAGAATCCCCTGACGTAAAATAGGAAGAGCCGTCCTTGAAATTGAGGCCAGTACCGTAGAAAGTTGGTTTATTGTCTTTGAAGTCAACTAATTGGTTAAATGTCAGCTTATTTCCACTGCCTTTTGTCCAGTAAGGCTTTCTATTAACAGCACCCGGACGATAGGTACCTTCGTTATAACCCCAGTATATGAAAAAGTTATCACTCGTATAATCTATAGTCATTATTACATGAGGTTTAGAATCTACTCTTCCTCCACTCAATAAAAGTTCTTTATTCAGCATATTACACCCCCCCCACCTTAGCAAGACCAATAGTAGCCAAACCCTTGGCTCTACTAAGGGCACTCGGAAGGGAAGGCCACTGGACATTCCTAGGGAACCCACTCTGAAGAGTAATGTCCCTAAGATCCTGTCTGTACCGCTTCACAGCTTCAATACCGTCAGGGGTACTGGGGTAATCAGGGAGGATGTAGTAGTCCGTACCAGAGATCATAGAGTCTCTCTTTCTACGAACCATATCAGCCCACTGATCATCCGTCCACTCATCACGAGGATCATATTCTTCTTCGGTAATGCTAAATCGAGTCTTAAGCTCGTCAGTGAGATCACCAAAGATAGTGTGGTCGTTATCCCAAATAGCCTGACGAAGAGTGTACAGACTAGTGTACTTCTTATCTTTATACGTGTATCTAATCATGGTTAATCCCAAGACGAAGCCAAGTTAGCAAAAACTGAATTATTATTGTGAAAGGTCAAAATAATAATGTTTTGCTTCTTAAACGTGGGTGCTTTATTATTAGCCCACACAATACTTACACCACTCTGAGGAGTAAAGGTGACAGAAGTTGTGTCAAAAAGATAAAGTATTTTTGTTGCGCCTCTACCTTTTACTCCCTTAGAAAGCGTAATATTAACTGCTGCATTAACTGCGTATTTAATAAGTATACTCGGGGAATCTATAGAGATCGTATTATTCTCTACTTCCATCATTGTTTCATAGACAGTAATAGTACCACCATCACCTGTCTTAGGGATCAACGTACTAACATCAGGAATGCTAGGGAAGTCCGTAATCTGACTCTTAGTATGCGTATGGGAGCTATTAGCCTTACCTGCAAGACCTTGAGTAAGAGCAGTGTTAGTAGCGTAGTCGCCCTTAGTCTGCTTCTTAGCAAGCTCAGTATCCACATACGTCTTATCAGCTTTACCAGTGATGTCAGGAATATCAGTCCTGTTAGCAAGTTCCGTAGTGGTACCTGCAGTACCACTAAGAACATGCAGATGCTTGGTATCCGTAGCATACGCTAGGACACCATTGTGCCCTGCATAGCCCTTGATTTGGGCTTCAGTGCCCGTAATTTGTTTTCGTTCCTTAATAGCCATATTAAGAACCTAAATCTCCATAATCAATGAAACCATTAAAGGTCGTAATATCCAACTTCTTAGCAAGACCTGCATTAACAGTAGTCGTATCAGCTTTAGCACTGAGTTTACTGTTCACATCAGTAGTCTTTGCGTAAGGGGCTAGTGTCGTAGTAAGATCCGTAATCTGAGACACGGTATGCGTATGACTCGCAGGAGCCTTACCTGCCAACGCAGTATCAAGCCCAGTAATCTGTGTCGTAGTGTGCGTATGCGAGAGGTTAGCTTTCTTAGCTAGTTCAGCAGTAAGAGTGCTACCAAGAACATACACGGAGAGATCAGGAGTACCCGTAACCTCAGTGTACGCGATACTGTTCTTACTAGCCAACGTACCAAGCGTAGGCTTGTTCTTGATAAACGCCTTAGACGTACTGTCAGTCTCAGCCCAGTCAGAGTTAATCTGGCCACTAGCGGCTTGGTCGGCATAACCCTTAGCGAGATCAGCCTGTTTCTTAGCTTCATCTTCAGAAGCCTTAGCCTTAGTTGCAGAACTACTAGCAGATTCTTTATGGGTAGCCGCAGTGTCTTCAGAGAACTTAGCCGCCTTAGCTGAGTTAGCACTTGCAGTAGCCTGTGTGGTAGCTGCCTCAGCACTCTTAGCAGAACTCTTTGCACTAGCATCTGCTTGACCAGCTGATGTACTAGCAGATGTTGCACTAGCTTCAGCTTCAGAAGCCTTAGTAGTAGCAATGGTAGCCTGAGCAGTAGCCTTAGTTACTTCAGCCTTAGCTAAGTTAACCTGCTTAGTACCTTCAGCCTGTACGGACTGCACAGAGGTAGCTTCAGCATCAGTCACCTTCTTTACAGAGCTAGTACCTGCATCAGTAACTCTAGTTACCTGTTTGTTGCCTTCAGCAGTAACCAAGGTAGTCTGTTGCTTAGCAATATTGGCCTGCTCAGTAGCCTTAGTTACTTCAGCCTTAGCTAAGTTAACCTGCTTAGTACCCTCATCAGTCACCTGCTTGACAGCTGAGGCAGCAGCCTGATTGACCGCCTGACCACCATCAGTCTTAGCCTTGTTGGCATAATACTTAGCAGAATACTCAGTATCATCAACAGTGCCATCCATCTTGTTAGCCCAGTCCTTAGCAAGACTAGCACTACCTGATGCACTCACCTTAGATGCCTGAGCGTTAGTCGCAGAGGCACCAGCATTAGTAGCACTTGTTTCAGCACTCTTAGATGCCTTCTCAGCTCTTGTGGTAAGACTAGTGACAGTGTTAACTGACTCAACAACCGTCTCAAAGTCAGGAGCTAAGCCTGCAACAGTACGGACTGACTCAATGTTGTCTGCAACAACCTTGATGTTACCACCAGTGATTGTCGGTAAGGGAGCACTTGGGTTCCCTAAGTCACCATAGTCATCATAGAGAGTATCTGAAAGAGACCCTGTAAGGTCGTTACCTACAATGTTAATGCTGCCAATACTATTTGAGTCAGTAACAACACTATCAATGTTATCAGCTACTACCTTAATCTCAGGAGCAATCGGGACAATGACATTAGCTACTGAAGTAACTGCCTCTTCGGATTTCTTAGCATTAACTTCAGAGTCCTTGGCGTTCTTAGCACTAAGGACAGCCTCATCAGCTCTTGCTACAGTGATTGCAGTGTTATCTTTGGTTTCCTTATGGAGAATCCGATCCTCTGCAATGATCTCTCTAGCTTCCTTAATGATAGCTCTATTCTCAGTCCTTACTTCATCAGCATGAGCAGAGGCACTTACAGCATTCTCTTCAGAAGTCTTAGCCTTTGTCTCAGACAGCTTAGCATTCTCTTCGGACTTCTTAGAGTTAGTCTCAGCTTCAATAGCTCTGTCTCTAGCTTTTTCAGCGGCAATCTTAGACTGATGGGCACCTAATGCATCAGCTTTGTAGATGCCATAGGTCATCGCATCATTATCAGCTACAGGAGCACCTACGTTAGTGATGCGTTTACCCCTAGCATCCCAATTGCCTTCCTTGTCTACAATGAGTGCATCATTGATGATGTCTCTACCTTCTTCAGCAATGTGAATAGTCTGTACAGAAGACACATCAAGGTCATTAGCCTTAAGGACTGAAGCATCCTTAAAAGACACCACACGATCAGTAGCTGACGTATAGCGTCTAATAGTTACCTCCTCACCTGTTGCAGGGGGAACCTTTAGTCTGACTTTGTTCTTATCTAGGAAATAATAGTCCTTTGAGGTGTCCCCATAGTCACCACCGGTTAAGATGGTGGTGCCTCGGGACACTCTTACGAACTTCTTTGCTAGATAATCAAAGGGGACGGTAAAGTCAGTAGTAGTACCGTCACCTATATAAAAAGCAATAGTAGAAGCCATTGTTTTAGTTATTCATCCTTATCGGATAGAGTGTTATAAAGACCCCACTTAAGGAATGGGATATTAGTAGAATTACGAATAGCTCTGACAGCTTTCTCTTTGTGATTCTCTAGTTGCTCATCAGTGAAGTTTTCATCACCGGTCATTCGAGCTACATTAGCAGAGTACCCTGCAATGTCCATGAAAGACTTGATGGTCGAGTATGCAGGAGCCAAGTCTCTAAACCACTTGTCAGCATCAAAGCCTCCATACAGCTCATCCTTCTCTTTCTGAGAGGAGAAGCCTTCGGTAGTGGTCTTAACGTCAGTGTTCACACCTGCGGTGTTGAGAAGCAAAGATGGAAATGCAAAGACGCTAGAACGCATAACACCATTAATACCAGCCTGAAAAGCAGTGTCTAAAGTAAGCCCTTCTTCAGGGTCATACTTTAGAGTCTTCTTAAGGTACTCCTTTCGTTGTTCCTCATTCATACCTGCAGTACCAATAAGGGTGTTAGTCAGTGCACCCAAGGTACCCAATGCGGTAGACAAGAAGATACTATAGGCTTGTCCAAGTGCATCACCCTCAGCCATTCTACCTAGAATTTTCTTAAGTCTCTTATCGTAGGATCTAAGAGCGAACGTCTTGAACTGCAAGAGCAACTGCATGAACGGATTCTTTTTGGAACCCTCCCAAAGGAAAGTGTCACCCAAAGTGTTCTTCTGGATTACCTCATGAGCAACATAGTCGCCCATACGTCTAAGAGTCGCAAGAGCGGTAGGATCCTTAGATAGGATAGCATCAAGGTTATCAATAGTGATTTCCTTGTTCTTACCTACTGTAGTGGATTCCTTAAGGATCTTCAGTAGATTATCAAAGTTCTCCTGAGAGATCCCATTGCGTTGCATAAGCTCCTTATTAAGGAAGCCATTCTTGGAGATAGACTTGTTATGAGCGTACTGAATAAGCTCACCCAAGAACATTCCTTGAGAAGCCTCAACGATAGAGTTCTCGGTATTCTGAATGAACTTAGTAAACGGAGAAGCCTGAGCAAGAGTATCGGTCGCCGCAACAAGAATAGACTTAGCCTTATCGCCATTGAACCTACGTAGTTGCTTCTCAAAAGACTCCGTAGCAATGTCTCTAAGTAGACCTGTCTCTCTTACGGACATGCCAAAGATAAGAGACTGAGCCTGTCTAATCTCTGCATTGGTCATGCCATTCTTAGCCCAATTATCAAAGAAATCTCTAACAAGAGGGACACCCTTAAAGAACTGCAGGGCACCATAGTGCTTGATTGCTTCACCCTGTTCAAAGAGATTTGCCATACCCATCATAGCATTCTTAGAGAAGAACGTAAGGTTTCTGACAACATCCGCCATAGCCCCAAGCCAAGAGCTATTGACATCAGACATGCTATGGTGCTTATTGTAGATCATGTTGATAAGTTGTTCCTGAGCTTGTGCAAACTTCTTAGCGTCAACCCTACCACCTACGGCAGAATTAACCTCCTCAGACCACATCTTACCAAGCATACTCTCAAAGTCACCCAAGTTCTCACACCCGTAACTAAGGAGGATATTGTCACCAATAACCTTGTTATGGTGCATACGGACAGCCTCAAGAGGATCTCTACGCATCTTGTCGATAGACAATCCGCTACGGGTAGTAGCAGAGGTATCCCAAGGGATTCTAGTCACATCAGGGTCGTACTTAATGTTTGCAATGTTACTATCAGTGATGATAGCCCTACCCATGGAAGTACCTTGGTCGATCCAACCGAGCGCATCTTCCCTAGCCTCTTTCTGCATCCATTCAAGCACGTCTACCCAGTCAGGCTCATCAGGTAGAGGTTCAAGATTATCCTCAAACTTCTCCTGTCTAACCATGTCCTGAGCCTTGTGTTGCTGTCTCTGGACTTCACTAACCTCTCGTTCCTTAGCCTTGATCTTATCTGCAGTTTCTTTCTCTACAGCTTCGATCTTCTCAATAATAGAGTCTCTATCCTTAACGAGTTTCTTCTCAAGTTCCTTAAGTCTCTCGGATTCTCTCTTCTGGATATTCTCTACTCTAGCTTCGTAGGATTCCTTCTTGCTTTCTAGGGTATTCTTAAGCCTCTGCTTTTCTGCTTCGATAGCCTCAAGGAGAGCTTCCTTCTTAGCTTCTCTAGCCTTAAGGGCTTTCTCTTTGAGTTTCTTAGCTCTCTCTACAAGTGTAGTGCTTACGTACTTGTCGTACCTCTTCTGTGCGGCATTAGCTTGCCTTTCGGTCCCAGCCTTAGCCTTAGCCAACTCTTTCTTTAGTTCAGCTTCTTTTCTAAGACGCTCAATCTCTTTGTTGATTTCGGCATCAATGTCGGCATCAGAGATTTTATCGAGTTTATTGTACTCTTTCTCTAGCTCTTTGGTTTTCTTCTCAGATTTAGCCTTAGCTTCCTTAACAGCCTTGTCATAGTCAGCTTCAGTCTTCTCAAGGTCATTAGAGATATCCTCAAAGATCTTATTCTTAGCCTTGTTGTAGGCAGGTTCTAGCTCATTGTATTTATCAGCTAGATTGTCACCTCTAACGTCTCCTCTTTCTTGAATACGTTCAATACTTCTAGAGGCTTGAGTGGACTTGTCAGAGATAATCTTATTGGAAGCCTTAGCTACCTTTTGGTACTTGATGTCCTTTTTCTTGTCTTGCTCGGCAATCTGTGCTTCCCTTTCTGCCTTGAGCTTAGCGTAGACATTCTTCTTGTAGTAGTCAAGGATTCTCTGTCTTACTTCGGGCTTAGCAAGTGCACCATCAACAAGAGCTTTAGAAAGTTCATTAACAAGTTTCTCTACCTGAGGCCCTCTAGGGAGCTTAGGGTCAAAGAGGTCGCCAACCTTTCTAGGGTCGCTTACTCTGGGGACATAACCACCCCTCTGGCCAGTCTTAGAGGTTTTCTGAAGGAAATCCTTAGTAGACTCTACGATCTTATTGAACTCTTCATTACCTACAAACTTGGAAGGGGTTACATCGTTCTCAATAGCCTGACAAATAGCTAGATTGATTTCTGCGTCATTATGTCCGAGCTTCTTGAGATTATTGAAGCTATCTCTATAGCCAGACTCAAAGTTCTCAAAGTCAATCTGAGCGGCTCTAAGTTTCTCCTCTACAGTCTGCCCTTGGAATCTAGTTGCATAATGAACACCGTTCTCATCTACATAACCAGAACCACGGTCTACAAAGACAGACTCACAGAACTTTCTAAAGTTAGTAGACTCAAGAGCCTGAAATACACCCTTAGTGGACACAAGGGGGACTCTGCGTTCGATGTTGTCAAGAAGGTTGTTCAAGGACGTAGCGACCTTAGTGGAACCTCCAATACCATCAAAGACCTCAGAGGGAAGATCCTTACCTGCCTCCTGATACTCCCTGATGATTTTGGCTCTACGAGCAGTATCGCCTACATAGTGCCCACCCTTACCTAGGCCCTTGAATGCAAATTCAATACCTGCACCAAACATGGCACCAACAAGCATGTCTTCCGTGAGGTCATGTTCTGCACCAGACACGTAGGTATCAATCTGATTAGAAACAGCACCCAAAGCGGCACCTGTGAGCACCCTGCCTGCCATACCATACGCACCAAGTGCTGGGACATAAGACAAAGGATCTACAACAGCACCACCAATAGAAGAAGTAATCGAGGAGAACCAACCTGCATTAGCTTCAGCCTGTCTATACTTGATTACTTCCTCATTGATCTTAAGTCTTTCTTCGACATCCTCCATCGAAGTAGCACCATTGAGTACAGCATGGTACCTATCCATGTTGTAACCTACCTTGCCTAGGATTTCTCCCCTTTGTTCATCCGAAGGTGCAAACTGTTCACCAAAAATGCTACCGTCAGCAAAGGACATCTTAAGGTATGTAGGCACATAACCGTGCTTCAAGCCGCCCGCAAAGCCGACCTGAGGCTCATCCGATGTATCCTGAGAAGGGTCATAGACATAACGATTGTCAGCCCAACGCTTTGAGCGAAAACTGATACCGATGAGCCTGCTTCTAGTAGTATTAGCAAGAGCCACCCTTACAGCATCCTCATCAACAGGATCCTTGATAAAGGGCTTGATCTCTTTAGATGCCTCAGGCAAATCAAGATTAGTGAATACAGGCTTCCTGTCAATCAAGGAATCCTCAGAAGGATTTAAGGAATCCTCAGAAGGATTTAAGGAATCCTCAGAAGGATTTAAGGAATCCTCAAGAGGCTCCTGCTTAGGGGGCTCACTAGGATTAACTGTAGGGACAGGTTCATCTACCTTCTGTTCTCCCCACCTGTCATCATCACCGATGGTATCAATGTAATTCCAAGTTTCCTTAGGTAGCTTTTTATAGTTACCCTTAAGGTAATTCTTCATTGCGGCAGTACCACCATTGTACATAGCCAATGCCGCATATTGATTGCCCTTAGCATACTTAAGGTTATCCTTCATAATACGACCTGCAAGGTCGATGTTAAAGAAGGGATCCTTAAGGGTGCTAAGGTCGGTCACACCATAAGCCTTTGCAGTTTTAGGCAAGATCTGACCAACACCCATAGCACCTGCACGAGACACAGCGTTAGGGTTAAATCGTGATTCTTGATACAGTTGTCGCCTGAATAGGGTATGATTCAAGCCATATCTTTCAGCAGTATCCTTAATGATACTATCAAAGGGATGCTCCGTATTCTCGAAGTCACCCCAAGCACTACGTCTAGGATTCATTAGTCAGTTCCACTCTTTAGTTCAGAAAGTCTATCAAAGACCGTTGCATTCATTTTCTTTTCAAGCTCCTTAGCCTTTCTTTCAGCGGCCTTGTCAAGGGTACGTTGGATGTCCTCAGTTGTGTAGGACTTAACGTAGTTATACGTCCCCTTCTCATACACAACAAGTCTTCCAGACTCCTCGTTGTAATCTACAGAATACTTGGAGTCATCCCCATAGTCGAACTCCTCTCTAAATAGCTCCTTAGCCATCTTAGGATCAGCATTGCCATAAGCTCTAGAGGTAAACACTCTAGCAGGGACACTAGTGCCTAGGAGAGTCACGTACTGATTTCTGTAGACATCCTTAGCCAACTCTACGGCTCTACTGGGAGTCTCCCCAGAGCCTACAAATCTACAAGCCATATTGTAGATGAAGTCCTTGCCTGTTTGGTCAATCTCGGTACCGATAACCTTAGAGATCTCAGTTACACCAGTGTTGACCTTGATTCTAAGACCCTCAATCTTTGCTCTTCCCTTAGAGTCAGCCTTGAGTTTTTCAAAGCCTGCAGTTCTCTTTACAACATCTTCCCAAGACCTACCACCTTCCATTAGAAGAATAGCACCATGGATAGATTCAGTGAACCCCTTGGTACTACCAGTGGCATACAAGAAAGCCTGAGGATCAGTACGGTACAACTCAATCATCTGAGTGATCTCCTCAGGGGGCTCCTTAGGAATAGTCTCAGGCTTCATGCCACTATTGAGATAGTCAGACGTAATACCAGTCAGCTTCTCACTAGCCGCTTCAGCCTTGTCCTTGAAATAACGTCTTGCAGGGTTGTCCCTAAAGGGAACAGAAGAGTTCTTAGCAATCCCAAGGGCACCCTCAGTAGTAATCTCACCACTCTCAATCATAGAGTCAAAGGCAACGCTTAGATCGTCTGAAGAGAGATCAGAAGAGTCACTACTCTTAAGCTCCTTTCCAAGTGAAGCGTCCTTTAGAAACTTCTTAGCTAGGTTTTGCTTGATAAGAGCCTTTTGTTCATTTTGGGCCTTTACAGCAGTGGCTCTCAAGGCACTTCTTTGGACTTCTCTAGCCCTGTCTACAGCCTTTTCGATGTCCTTTACTCTGTCCGTAAGGATGTTGCCATTAGCTTCCAGTTCACTGTTTCTAATGGCCTCAAGAACGGAAAGCTCGCCACTATCTGCTAGATTATCAAGTCCATTCTGGTAGTCAAGGTAAGCCTTAGTGTCTCTCTTGTACCTATAGTTATAAGCATTAATAAGGGAAGTCTTATAGCCATCTTCGCCTAGGTATTCCCTAAGGGTTACGCCATTAGCAAACGGTAGATCCTTAGAGTCTGCAAGTTGCTGTAGAGTAAAGAAGCCTTCAGGACTGTTCTCAAGAGAACTGATGACACTAGTCCACAGTTTATTTTGATGCTCGGGATCAAGGAATCTACCAACGGTAAGGTCCATCTCACTAAGGGCACTGACAAGTGCTACAGCATCACCACCATTCTGGATGATTGCATGAACCTTAGCAGATTCGGTGATGAACATGTCCTGAACGTTAAACCTATGTTCAACTTCTTTCTGACGTGTCATCATCTTGATGCGTTCTGCAGGGGAGTTAGCAAAGACACCCCTGTTAAAGAACACATCGTCAGAGTTATAACCAAACTGTTTGGCTACATCAGACACATTCTCACGCATGAACTTAAAGAACTCAGCGTCAACCTCTTCAGGAGCCTTTCCTTTAAATTCATTAGTATCAACTCTTCGTTTAAAGTCCTCAGTGATGTACTGGAACAGCATCTGGCCATGAGACTCTTTAAGTCTAGCCATTGCAAGAGGGTCATCTTGGAAGGGCACAAGACCCTTGGTCATCTCCTCACGGTACTGTTCAAGAGAATGTGACTTAAGGTAATCATCAGCTAACTTATAGGACAACTCCTTCTTAGCTTCAAAACCACCTTTAATAGCCCTAGAAACGTCCTTAAAGCATTCAAGCCAATTGTCTGCTTCTGGGATAGTTACATTATTTTCATTGATAGAAATTGTAGCAGGCTTAGCCGTACCAAGTTTATCCAAAGCAGAGTTGAAGTATCTCCACTGCTCCCACTGATTGGCAATGGAGGAATTACCGTCTGAATTTTTATAAGCCATTAGTAAAAGTAACCTCCTCGTTTTCTAGGGGTAATGTTAGAGTTGTAATAGTTAGACCATTGCTGTACGAAGTCAACATAGGGCTTATACTGTTGGTAATTAGCCACTACGTTGCCTAGGAAGTTACCACTAGTATTGGATGCAATAGAAGCACTAGAGGATGCACCGCTAATACCTGTAGATGCAAGAGTACCTGCCCCTCCAATACCAGCCAGCGCCCCTGAGGACATACCAGTAGAAGCGGCAGTAGTAGCTCCTCCAGCTACTGCACTATTAGCCGCAAGACCATAAGAGGACAGGAAGCCAGAACCCAGAGAGGTACTAACAGCCCCTGCACCCCCGATACCTGCAGAAGCACCCGTAGCAGTAGATGCGGCGGCCGAAGAAGTGGCACCCCCAAGAACACCACCAACTGCACTACCAATACCTGCAGTAGCGGCACCCATAGCGGCACCTGTGATCGCACCATTAAGGAACTGCTGGAAAGCCTTAGAGCCACCAATAAGGTTATTGTTAAGGTTATCCCTAGCTTGCTCAACGGATGCCTTAGTTTGGATGTAAAGGGCGTCCTTCTGGAACCTTACGTTCCACACATCATTGAGATAGGCTTCTTTAGTCGCAGTCTCTTGTCTTAGAGTCTGTCCACTAATTGTCTGCTTGATCTTATCTTGAGATCTACCATCAAGACCTGTCTCAGCAATAGCCGCTTCAATCTGTGAATTGTTCTGATAGGCATTAAGAGACAAAGAAAACAACTCACCTAGGGCAGAGTCGTACATGGATCTTTCTTGCCTGTCAAGGGATGCCTGATTGTAGTTATAGTTTAGTTGCAAGTAGTGCATCTGCTTCTTGAAGGCTTTCACCATACTACGGTTCTGTTTAGAGATACCATATAGAGAACCACCACCACCAACTACTGCACCAACAGCGGCGCCTACTCCGATTACGACACCACTCATTCTTTAATCAATTCCTTTCTATTAGTTGTTAACAGCATCCACTCTGGAGTAAACTCTTTCTCGCATTCCCTCAGGTCAACCTTATCAGTCCTAAAGCACATCGTAATGTGCGTATCTTCAAGTGCCCTAAAGGCTTGCCTACGACCACCCTCAGCTTGAATGACGTTGTAACCCTTAAGTCTCCCTACAGTATTCCCTAGGGTAACATAACAATCCCCACTGACAATTACAGTAGTAGGGATTTTGATGTAAGCTCCAATAATAGCTACATCCTTAGGAACAAAACAAGTCCTATAGTAAACACCTTCATGAATAAAGTGTTCAATAGGAATGTCTACCTCATCACAATGTTCAATAGCATACTTAGCCATTTCACAAAGGATGTTATTCTGTTCTGGAGTGGGGGGTAGTAACGTCATACTGCTGAGTTCCTTCTAATGTAAAGACCTTCCCAACCACCTGAGATAACGTTAAGGGGCTGAGGGTTGTTTGAGGATACGCTAATAACAACTTCATTGTTGTCATCCTGTACAGGAAACTTAAACTTACCTGTGTACAGGTTATTAGCACCAAGCTTTGTTCTGGATTCACCTAGGTTTCTACCTGTGAATCGATACTTGAAATGCTTGTTCTTGATTTCATTATTAACGTGACAATCAAAGACACCAGACTTAGAGTAGTTAAACCAGTAATACCTAAGCTGTAGTCTACCTTCGTCTTCTGCAACAACACCTCCACTGTCTGTAGACTTCTTAATGTTCTGCTTAGACAAGGTAGTATAGAAGTAATAGGACATTCCTATGAAGACACTCTGACCCCTATGGTCACCATAGAGTTTAAGCTTACCTTCAGCTTCGTCCCAATCATCAAACTCCCATACGGAGCCATCCTTAGCAACTACATAATAAGAGTATTCACCTGTGGGCTTAGAGGCATACCCATAGACATCCTTAAGTGAGATCTCCGTGTAATCCTCAAAGTCGCTGTATTTAGCATTCTCAGGAATATTGTATTCAATCTTTCTATCCATGAAGAGTCTTACAGGCTCTTCAGGAAAATCAATAGCGTTGCCAGTAAGCTGTGCCTTATCAAGGAACAGTCCATTAGGAGAGTTAATAAGGAAGTAAATAGTTGAGTCTACAAATTCTGCAAGGACTACTTCAGTACCCTTATATCCAAATACCCACTTAAACCAAGCCTGCTGTTCACTTACACCATTCTGCAGGATAAACTTATAACAGAACACAATGTTAGGATTCTCAGTATTCACCAACGTAACAACATTCTCAGTGGTATTACCTGACAACCTAGTGACATTCTTAGGGATGTATGTAGGTATGTGTGCAGAGACATCTTCAGCGTCCTTAAGGTCAGCTACGTCCTGCAATGAGTAATACCTCATGAGAGAGCTATAGTTAACCCTGTCGTTGACAAAGAAGATACTTGGACCGACACTGATAGGCTGAACCACAGGATTATAGTCAAAGTTAGTGATTTGGTCACACTTAACACTCTTAGGGGTCATGACACCATCACTAGACAAGACGAACTGACCTTCTCTAGAGAAAAGCATAAGCTCTCTAGCAAAGGGGACTGCATGTGTAAGTGTAGCTACTTTGTTAGAAGACACTGAAACATCAATAGGGTCTGTGTCAGCAATTGCGGCTGAAGACTTAAACCAGAAATTAAAGAAGTCGTTGGTTGAACTAAGAATGATAGACTCATCCGCAATTACGCCTAGTCTGTTTCTATAAAAGAAAATATCACTAATACGCCGACCAATAAAAGACGGATCAGGATTAGTGTCTTCATTACCAGAGCCTCGGTCTACCCAAGGTAACTTCTTAAGCTTAAAGCTACCGTCAGACTCTCTGACAATGGCATGAGGCATATTCTTAGGATTAATCTTAGTGGGAATCTTAGGTGCTACAGTTTCCTTCCACACCTTATGCTTGTCATCCCACTTTACATAGAAGTCATCATCTTCGGAATTCTTTTCCCCAGAGATCTGCATAATGTAACCATCAGGCGCAATCGGAGGGAGCTTATTAACAGCCGTAACCTTACCCATGTAAGCAATAGCGTTCTGGTTACCGAAGCTATCCTTAACGAGGACATTAGGAGGATCCCACCTAGGCTTAGACTGGATCGTAATAACAGAGTCACCAACTAGACCTACGTCATAGGAGCTCATGCTCGCACTAGATCTAGAGTAACCCATAGAGGTTCTACCACCAACCTGATTCAACAGGTCATCATAGGTACCCCCTACGTCAGGTTCACCACCGTCAGGTTTCTTACCAGTCTTAAGAAGTGCATACAATGCTCTTGCAATAAAAGCAGTAGTAGTCTGAACAGCTTGCTTAGCTTCACCACCATCAGGGGTAATAACGCCGCACATATACTTACCTTCGACATAAATGGCGTAAGTCTTAGCATACTGGGCATTCTTGATGTACACTAGAGCAGTATCCTTTTTACCTGCTGGGGACTCGCCTTCTACAGCGTCTACCACCTTCTCAGTGTTCAAGACAAAGGTGTAGTCAGCAACAGTAACAGCCTTAAGGGATTCCTTTGGGTTATCTGCAGTAATGTATTGCCTATCCTCATCAGTTTCAAAAGAGCAAGATCTAGCGTTACCTTTAAGGTCAAACACTTGGAACTCACCACTACCTAACTGAAGGATGTACTGCTCTGTCTCATCTCTGTTGATGATGTGGTACTTCTTCTTATTGGCGTCTACTTTGTCTGAGATACGCTTAACGTGGATCGTGGGTGGTCTCTTTTGGAGACCTTCAACCTCATTAGGGAAACCATTGATAAGCTCGGTAACCTGATCAGGGAATCTGATAATATCAGGCTGTTGTGAGACACCGCCCTTGAATGAGGGCACACTTTGAGAAACCAAAGGCATACCTTAGCTCCTCTGAATCTGTTGAGAGATAAACGAGTCACCGCTGTAGATATTGTACTCACCAGACATAAGATCATAGTCTACAATGTCTGCATAAGCAGTAGCTTCTTCATACTGAAGTGAAGCATCAATGTCTGCACTAGTCAGGTACTTTACCTGAAAGGTTCTTGCGGCTTTCACCGTAATGTACTTACGGAAGACAACGGGAAGCTCTTCGAATGGAAGCTTCTTAACAAGTTCTGTAACCGTGAGACCTTCAGGGAACTCATTAGTATCCGTCTCAAGGTCGAAAAAATAGCCCGATCTGTTAACTAGCTTGTAGCCTGAAGAAAACACCCTAATGTAATCATGGGCAAAAGGCACAAGCCCAGTATCAGAATCGGGCGTAAGATAAACGTTATTAAGAGTATTGAAGCGATAACCCCTAGATTGAACTTCGGTGCTAACTGCACTAAGGATGCGTTTAGCATTCAATACATCCACATTAAGGTCGTCCTCAAGTGAGTTTACAGGACTTGAGCCTACGGACGACAGGATTTCATTTACAGCATCAAGTTCATTACTAGGTGTAATAATCATTACTCTTCCTTATTGTTATTGTTTTTAGGCTTTCTAGCAGGTCTCTTAGTGGGGGTAGCCTTCTCTCCATTAACACGAGCCTTAGGTTCGTCAATAGGGAGACCAAGAGCCTTAGCCTCCTCAAAAGAGAGAGCACTACCCCACTTGCTTAACTGACAGAAGAACGTATTGCTATAAGCCTCGTGGATTCTGTCAAGAGTCATTTATTAGACCTGAGCAGTCTGAACAAAGACACCAACGGCTTCAGGACGGAGAGCACCATGGCCCATCGCAAATTTGGCGATGATCTGATCGGCCTGATATTCAGCTCGACGAGCACGTTCCATAGCGAGATCCTTCAGCTTGACCGTACCAACAGCAGAGCGGTGGAACACGATACCCTGAAGGCCAGCCGCAGTGTACTTCTCAGAAAGCGTGTGCTTACCATCAACACCTTCATTGAGGAGATGCGGGACTTCAATCACTTCAAAACCGCAGATTGTCTGGAGCTTACCAGAGTTAGGATCGAAGAGAGCCTGATAGTTGGCAGAGTCGGGCATAAGAGCCTTGATAAGAGCAGAGTAACCTTCAGGCGTGAGCAGGCAGTAGCGGTCACCCATCGGAACGTAGTTCTTCGTAAAGGCGGCACGAGCGGCAAGGAGACCTTCAATGATCTTGTTGCCATAATCAGCGGACTGCGAGATAGCAATACCCGTTTCAAACTCGAAAGCCTTGCCAGTACCCTTCACCTTATCAGCACCGGTGCCATTGTCAGGGATATTCTCCTTGACAGTGGCATCCTTAGCGGCCATGTTGGCAAGTTCGTTAATAACAGCACAGTCAGCAGACTGAGCAAGGGCTTCACCAAGCTGACGTGAGTATTCAACTCGAACGTCATAATGATTCATAGCATCATCAATATCAGTGATGAGGCAGTCAGCAGTGAGAAGACCATCGATAGCGATGACCTTTTCAGTGTGTTCAAACTTCTTACGCTGATCATCAAGAGAGTTGCCCGGTGCAAGATACTTAGCACGGGTACGACCCATGACAGCGAATGAAGCCGATTTTCCATGGTCAATCGTTCGAACCTGATGGCGAGACATCATCACGGTGTTACGGGCGAAGGCAGTCAGCACTTCACCTGAAAAGACCTTCATAAAGAGAGCATCGCGTTCACCTGCAGAAAGCTTCTGACCAGGATTAGAGATGCCAGTTTCAAGAAGAGCGGCCATATTGTTTATACTTTCCTATTAAAAATTAAATAAAGATTGTTGTTATTAAAGTTTTAAATATTAGTTGCCCACATCTGTTGTTCAACCATACGGGTGTACTCAGGATCACGACCATAGCGAGGATCAGACATAGCCTTGATCATCTCTGTCTTCGTAGAGTAACCCTTAGGTGAATTCTTAGGAGCTGATGCACCACCATGAATAGACTTATTAGCGGTGCCCATCTTAGCAACCATCTTAGCCTTCATACCGTCAAGCATAAGAGTAATTGCATTGATGTTGTTGTTATCGATAGCCCGATTAAAGGCATCAATGGATTTCTTATTTAGATTCTGGGATGCCCAGTTAACAATGCTACGGTATTCCTTTTCACCACCAACGGATTCATAAATAGCGTTGGTGAAACGTTCCTCCATAGCAATGCGACCTTCAATAAAGGCTTCAATAACTTCAGGTGGATAACCTGCCTTATTGAGAGCTTCAACAGTCTCTTCAGAAAGAGAACCAGTCTTTTCATATTCCTTGACTGCACTGTTGAAATCCACACCCTTACTCTTAAGGTCTTCCTTAATCGAATTAACTGCCTTGCTGTGCTTGTCTACTTCTTCCTGAAGGTCTTTCTCACCTTCTTCTTTCGCTGTAGATCCTTCACCCTCTTCGGCAGTACCTTCGGTGTTGTTGGAAGGTTCTTCCCCCTCAGTTTTGACAGGGGGAACACCTCCAAAATTGTCATCATACTGAATCTGATCCGTACCAGATTCCATGATTTCAATAGCATTAGCCTCAGCTTCCTGCTGAAGCGTAGGTGCATCATAAACTTGAGTATTGTCTTCCATTATTTATTATTATTCCATTTGTGATTTAGCTTCCTCAGTAGCAATCTGTGCAGAAGCATCGATACCCTGCTGTTGTGCATACTGTTCCATAGCGGCCTGCTGTTCCGCCTGAAGTTCTTCAGGAGTCTTCACAAGACCGGTAGCGTCAATATGAGCCGCCGCAAAGATACGTGTAGCTAAGTTGCCTACATTGAGAGCCTGCAAGAACTCAGGGAACTGTTGCATGATCTGCAATGCCTGAGCAAGATTGTTAAGGTCTTGACCTCTACCAAGAGCGTCAACACCAGTGATAATCGTAGGTTCAATTTCAGCGATACTCTCATCAAGCACAGGAAGCAACCCCTGAGACTGCATCTGATTAAAGACACAACCAACCAAGGGGTACTGAAGTTCCTGAGACAAGAGAGAATAGACACCACCCAAAGTGTCTTCAAGCTCACCTGCAACGTATCTAATCTCTTCTGCAGTAACTCTATCTCTACCTGCCGCACCACTCTGAACTGCAGAGTTCAAAAGAAATGCATAAGACAAGCGAGATTCAATCTGCTGTGCTGTAGTCAACACAGTAGACATGTCCATGCTCTTATTCAACTGCATGGGAATGATGTCTTCCTGTCTGCCTCTAACAAAAGCACCATTCTCAGCCTTAGCCAAGGCTCTAATGTTAGTCTGACAAGCAGGAGAAACCAAATAGAGAACCTTAGATGCAACCATAGACATCTCTACGATTGCCTTGGAGAGATTCTCAAGAGAGATCAAGTCACCCAAATAGTCCTCAATGAAGGATCGGCCATAATGTTCACCGTCCTTCTTGGAGAATCGCAAAGGAATCCAAGGAGTCTTACCTGCAGGATACTGTTGTTCGGAACCTGCAATAGTCTCACCTGAAATTTCCTGATAGGATTCCCAATGATAACCTTCACCTTCAGCTACCCTGTAGATATGAGTATAAATATCCACCTTCTCATTAAGAGACTGATCACCAGTTTCAGGGAGCAATGATTGAATGTTATCAGGGAGTGAGCCTCTAGCTACGGTGTCCTTAGCAATAAGCTGAAGGACATTACCAATAGTGTCTCTCTGTACAACGTACTCTCTAAGGCTGTAGCATCTCATGCCACCCTCAGCAGGAGGGAGGAACAAGAGAGCATTGCCTGCAATGATCAACTGCTTGATTGCTTCAAAGAGAGTAGGTCTAAGAGACTGAGACTCCATATACTTAACCATCTGCTGTTCCATAAGTGAAAGACCATATTCAATATTGTCTTTCATCTGGGTATCACCAGATTCATTCAGCATGATGGTTGATTCAGAGTCAAGCCCAAGTCTGAAGAAGGGCTGATTCGGAGGCAGGAGAGCCAAGAGAAGCTTAGAGGCAAGATTGTTAAGACCTCTGGCACCTACAGAATTATATGGGGTGGTATAGTTCGTACCACCATCATCAGATTCCTTAGGGAAAAGCATAGGAATCGTATAGGTTGCACACTTCTCAGCTCTCTGAGTATATGGATCTCGATCAGTAGTTAATTTGTCATAGGTAACTTTAGCACCCTCAAGGGGAATATTACCTGCAGTATGTTCAGAGTTTTCCGCCATCCCAACCGTCCATTACCAATCCTCAGACAATGTTACGTCCAACACCAGTAGCAGGTGCTTCGTCCTTAGAAATCTTCAAAGCCTTCTTACCTTTACGAGCCTTAAGCTTTGCATTCTCAACCTTCTCTTTAGCTTCACCCTCATCCTTCTGATTGAGAGTAATTTCAGGAGCAGGCGTAGGAGCTTCAACCACACCACCACCAGAGCCACCACCTCGGTAAGCACCAAAAGTGGCAACCTTAGCTACCTTCTTAAAGGCTTTCTTAAACCAACCCATTATTAAATTTCCTATAAATTAGATAATTTCTTTATAAAAAGTCTTGTATGAAGAATAACCTAGGTGTTTCTCATAGGTATTCTCCAACATCTTTCTATTAGGGAGATTCGCATTAGAGAACATTACCAGTTTAAAGCCTTTATCTTTGGCAGTCTTTTCTAAGACATGTGCCAAGGCTCTAGCTAAACCAACACCTCGCTTAAAAGCTACAGTGCATTCTTCGTTAATGACTTGGATACTCGTAGGTGCATACCAAGGACTCCCCCAAGACACTAGGGATGCACCCACGAGTTCCATATCCTTATCATAGCAACTAAGTACACAATAACCACTATTATCTTCTGATAAGACAATCTGCTTTAGAAAATCATAGACAATATCTTTATTAGAATACTTAGAGACAAACGGAAGGGAATTAGGATTATATTTAATCAGCTCAATTCCCTTATCAAAAATATAATCTAAGATCTTAATGCCTTCTTTACCTTTTAAGACACAAATCTTATAGACCTTACTAGAGGGGATTAGTCCCTCGTGCAGAACCAACATAGTCAATCCTTAAGGCTTTCTTTCCCTTATTCTTTTTATGTTCCTCAGTCTCCTCAGCTCCAAGCTCAGGGGCCTCAGGCTCAAGAACAGGGTTCTCAATAGCAGGAGCATTGACCTTGATGTCAGGAGTCTTAGGCTTCTTAAAAAGAGCACCCATAGTTAGTTATCTCCATTAATTAGATTGTTTATTATAATGATCTTCAAGATAAGAGATAACCTGTTGGATACCCATAAGGAGATTACGGTCATCAGAGTACCAGATCATCTTACGGATATCAAAGTCCTTCTGGATTCTCTCAAGGAGATCCTTAGGTATATACGGGAAATCTTCATCAATGTCAACCACGTTTTCAGGTTTTTCCATAGTTATGTATTCCTTTCAGTCTACTAGTGTACCTTTTAAGTTTTAATGCTTGTGTATTTTAAGAGTACGTTTTACTCGGATTAAACAAAGGAGGAAGCTCACCTTCAGTGAACCTAAGGAAGTCCTCCTTATGGAGAATCCTAGCCATCGTACACTGCAGGATAGCATCATCCTCAGTGAGTCCCTGCTTCTCATAAGCCTTGACCACAGCATCCCAATAGGACTCCACAGGAGTAGCATCAAGGAGCTTCTTAGCTTTCACAGGGCCATACGTAGGACACCCCTTATACCCATCTGTAGTGTCCCCAATGAGTGTCTGATACATGAGCCAATATTTTGACTCATCTTCAGTAATGTCTTTAAATTCACCTCTACCAAAGTCAAAGAATTTAGATGGAATAGTCTTAAAATCCTTGTCCATAGACACGATAATAGTGTCTTTATAGGTAGTAGCATAAATGCCTATTACATCATCAGCCTCAAGATATTTAATAGGTTTAACTACAGTATATTCGTGGTTATTATAGACCCATTCTACCAAAGCTTTATAGCAGGTAGGCTTTCGGATATTCTTTCGATTACTCTTATATGCAGGAAGATAATGTTTTCTAAAGTTATCTTCATCAGAAAAGAAAAACATCATATCTGAAATAGAATAATCTTCAAGAGTAGTTTCCTTTAGGGCAAACAAAATGCCATCCAAAAGGTTCTTAAACTGCTCTATTGCATCCTCAAGGTAGGCATGACAAGTCCAAAGACCATCACCCCAGTCGATGTCCTTTTGGACACTTGAGGATGCCTTATAGGCAAGAATGTCCCCATCAATCAATAACTTGACCATAGTAGATATCCTTACTGGAGTTATAAAGCTCAAAACCTTCAGCAGTCAGGTGCCACTTGTTAGTAGGCTTACCAAAGCAGAAGCACGTAATGTGACCACGGGATGCCGCCTCAGCTATAAGCTTAGCTTTGTATCGACAGAAGTCAGACTGAAGCTTAGGGGGATGAGCGTCAATGTATCCAAGGAACATAAGATACTTATGCATTACTCGTAGTCCTCCTCATCATTACCAAAGTCATAGTCCGTTTCAAGCTCTACATTGACATCCTTAAGAGCCTCAACGATAGCTTCCTCAGTAGTGATGTCGTAGAGCCAATGGACTCCCTTAGGAGTCTCAATGCGAGCATTAAGGTAATTCCCATATTCATCATGGTCATACTTGAAAACGATCTTAATCTTCTTAGTCATCATAATTACTCCTTAGTGGCAAGAATACCAGTTATCTCCAATTTTACCTTCAGTATCCAACTGACAATTAAACTTAAAGAACTCCTGAGTCTGTCTCATAGACTCCTGAGCAATTCGTACACAGTCTTCTGCAATCTCTTTGGTTCTACAGGCAACCTGTACCTCATCCTTACTGTTTCCCATATTACTACGGGTGTCGGACTATCTCTTTACAGCCTATTGGTATTAGCTGTAGTAGGCATTTCGAGACTAGGGGGATCTCACCCCTAGCCCCTACGGTTTACACCTAGTCTCTACACTTCCATTCTCGAATCCATTTGCAAGCAGATGAAAACGAGACACCAAAGACTTCACCTAGCTTAGTCCCAGTACACTTACGTCTCTCCCAATACTCCTTAGCTTCAGCCTTTCTATCAGCGTATCTAGTGGAGTTATGCTCAACCTTATGTTCTGAGATCTTTACCAGTTCAAGATGATCAAGGTTACAGCAGGCACGATTGTGGCACTTATGGTGGATCTCATAGCCTTCAGGGATTGCACCATTAGCTTCTTCCCAAACAAGTCTATGAGCTATAATCAAAGGCTTTCTACCAGTGCCTTCATACCTGTGGTCTCTAATCCTTAGATAACCATCTTTATTCAGTCTATGTGATGTGGAGACTATGCAACCATTTTGGTCTTGAATCCAGACCATAGGTTCACCACGCATAGTTTCCTCCAATGTTTAGCTCGGGATTGCCCACATGGGGTTTCCCCGAATTAACCTACTTTAATGTGCACAATGTAGTTTATGCACCCAAGCCATCATGGCAAAGTCTCCGTCCCAACCATGCTTGTAGCCTGCTTTACGCATATTCTCCTCAACAAGACACACCCACTTCTTACAAATTAGGGCACCTGCAGACTGCAGGATAGTGTTTAACGCTGAATGAGGGCTTCGCACATAAACAATACGGCGATCAAGCCCAAGAATGCTATGAGCAATGCTAAGATTGCTGTTATCAGGATGCACACGCTTCCTCCACTTTATCTTTTGAGTATTACCTACCCATTCAGAGGATTCGACAAGAGCCTTATCGATAGAGCTACAGAGCTTCTTATATGCAGGTACAGCCTTAAAGAATCTTTCCTTAAGACGCTTACCGTCTGCTGAAGATCCTCCTACGATTGCACCAACCTTTGCATCCCCTGCACCATAGAGAAGCCCATAAATACATTTATGTTCAGAGTAGTTCGCTAAGCTACTCCCGCGTTTATGCGGCTCATAGTCGCCTATGAGATCAGACTATATCTTCACTCGTTAGAGTGCCTACCTTTTCCACCTGCTTAGGTGTACTCCCTTTCGGGATAGTCGTTGCCCTTTTCAAATAATCTATAGCGTTCTCAAGGTTACTAATAGAATCCTGAAATAGTCCCAATGCTCTATTGCAATTGTGACATAACAAGCCTCTTACAGCACCTGTCTTATGGTCATGATCTAGAGCAAGCTTTGCTTTATGCCTAGACTCATCCATAACCCAACCTTCGCTTCCGCAAATAGCACACTTAAAGTTCTGAACCTTTTGAAGGTCTTTGTACTCATCTATTGTAATGCCGTAGGTTCTTTCAAGGTATCTTGATTCAATAGCTTCCTGACGACACTCTTCACAACAATAGAACTCACTAGGAGCTTTTGGAGTAAAGACTTTCCCACAACGCCTACAAGGTTTCTCTTTAAAGTAACCTTGAGGGTACTTAGATGGTTCTGCAGTTTGAGAACTTTTTGATTTATTACTATTAGCTAACGAATATTCCATAGATTATTGACTTAGGTCAGGATTGCCTCAATAAAGAGGTGTCCCCTGAGTTAAATAGGTTTATAGACATCCATTTTGTTAAACGTCTTTGCCATGTCTCTCGTAGGAAGCCCTGCCATCTTCTGATTATGAGTGTGAATGTCACCCTCAAGGATTTCCTTTATGTAAGCACCGTTGTCGAAAGGAAACAGGAAAGCCCCAAAACAACGAAGCTCAAGGCCAGAAGCGTCGATACCAGCCTCAAACCATCCTTTAGGCACTGTGAACAAAGACCTGCACTCCTTACCATATGGAGACCTTCCCGCAGGTACCTGTGCAACGTTAGGATAAGAATGAGTTGCTCTACCAGTAACAGCCCCATTAGGGTTGACAGAGCCATGAATGCGATAGTATCCATCTTCATCTTCCTTCATAAGCTTAAGCCAAGCATTATCACCCTCAGCAAGCTGTGCAATACGCTTGTTAATCAATAGGTACTCAAGGATCTTAGGTGTCAATGAGATATCCATAGCAGACTGCAGGGTATCTTCATCAACCTTAGGTGCACCCGTAGGTGTAACCTCAGTAGGCTCCCAACCTCGATCCATAAGAACCTTAGCAATGTGACTACGAGAGTTAGGATTAAAGGTAACCTCTTCATACTGAGGATAAGGAACACCTGCCTTAATGCCTTTCTTAGCGTTATCTCGCTTGTACACCTTATCACCCTTGTAGACAGTCCAAGTACCTACCTCAGTAACAAGGCTATCATAGATCTCCTGTCTCTTAGCAGAGAGATCAGCATAAAGCTTTACTGCTGAATCTTTATCAAAGACAAAACCATTACGTTCTTGCTTAGCCATTACCCAAGCAATGTCATGCTCAAGCTGAATAGCTTTCAATGGGTAACCCTTAGACATTAACTTATTGAAGAGCTTAAGGGTAACCACAACGTCTTGTTTGTTGTACTCGTACATCTCAGGGGTGAACTTGTCCCATGCGTCCCCTTGTTCGCCATAGGTTCCCTTCAGTTCACCCATACGGTAACCATAAGCCTTCAAGCTATGAGAACCATAGAGAGCTTTAGGGAGCTTGCCAGTACGCATAAGACCAACGTCAGTGTCCTTAATGTTCGAGTAGATCAAACGAGCAAGTACAAGAGTGTCAAGCACACAGTCGCGTGGATCAAAAGAAAAGCGATCACCTGCCAACTTTTTAAGGCACGGGATATCGAAGCGTATGCCATTATGGAAGACGATATTATAATCAGAACAGCCAAACTTGTTAAGTGCGTCCCAGTAATCATTTAGATCTGTGTACCCCTTGTACTCATCTTTGTGAGAGTCATAGATCCAACCACACCAGAATTTAGTAGTGGTATCCAACAGACCATTTGTTTCAATGTCTGTAATAACGAATTTGTCTTTAATTGTCAATGGCATTTTCTATTCCTTAAATAGTTTTGCTAAAAAGATCCTACAGGATCACCAGAAGTGAGATACCTGTAATTGTGATAAGCCACATAGCAATCACGTAGATCTTGAATACCAGAGAGCTTAGGTCTCTGTACGTAACAGAATCCGCATACTCAGAGGCTAGAATCACAGGGGCAATAGGAAGCAACAGGATCATCCAAAAGCATGAGATGGCACGATCCGTAAGAGACATGTCCTTGTCATAATACCAGAAAGTAAGTGGGTAAATAAACTCTTTAAAAATCATTTTCTTCATCCTCAAATGGACACTCAGGATCTGCTTCATAGTCAGAGAGCCTACCAGTGTCCTTATTATAGTAAAGGTAACCACTGACACCAGTGTCACCACTATGTCTGTTCTTTAACAGGCGAATAGTCAACACATTAGGATTATCACCCTGTTGGTTACGCTCAAGGCCGATCACCATATCAGAGAGCTGTGCAATAGCTCCAGAGCCCCTGAGTTGGCTTAAAGACACCTGTGCACCCTCTTCATGCCCCTTCTTCTCAGGACGCTTAAGGTGCGATACAACAAACATTGTACACTGGGTTTCCTCAACAAGAGAACGAAGGTTAGTCATCAGCTTGTCAATAGCCTTGCGTTCACCCCCATCCTCATCAGTGTCCATACCAGAGACAACAATGGAAATATGATCAAGAAAGATCCGTTTGCATCCTAATGAAACGATCATATAGCGGAGCTTGCTAAGCAAATTGTTTGAATCAAGAGACCCAAAGTGATCGTATAGGAAGAATCTTCCGTTCCCAATTGTATCTTTAAAAGCTCGGCTTCGCTCATCTTCATCTGTACCCTCAGGATCGAGTATGAGTCGCTTATTAAGGTGAATTGACATGAGTTCCAACCCAGTTTTTCGAGTAGATTCTTCAAGAGCAACAATACCGCATAGTTCTCCCCGCCGAACACCAAAGTAGTATTCAAGCTCTCTGAGGATGGTTGACTTTCCCATGCCACTTCCACTGGTGAAGACATATAGTTCGCCATGTCTAGCCCCTTTAGTTTTGTTCTGAAGTGCCTTCCAAGGATACTCTACAGAATCCTTAAGGTCATCAATGTCTGTTACACACTTCTCATACAGGTCTGTACCTGCAACAATACCATCAGGTCTATAAGGCTTTGCATTCCAAATAGCCTGAATAACATCACTACCTTTACCTTCAAGTAGGCACTCATTAGGATCCTTCAGAGGGAGATTAGCAATGAATGCCTTACCTGCAGGTAATACCTTAGCACACTCTTCACAGGCTTTACGACCGGGCTCATCCATATCAAACATGAGCACCACTTCTTCAAACTTGTCAAGGTATTCAAGGTTAGCCTCAATAGCCTTCTTAGCCGCTTGAGCACCATTAGGGATGCTCACAACAGGCCATTTGTTGGACTGAAGCTGACTCACAGTAAGACAATCAATCTCACCTTCAGTAATCACGATCTTCTTACCAGAAGACCACAGCTGTGAACCAAAGAGACGATTAGAGATCTTACCAAGGACTGCAAAGGACTTGTCAGGAAACCTCAGCTTCTGGCCTACGATGTTCCCACTGTCATCATAGTAGTTAGCTACTTGACAGGGAGTACCTTTATAGTCACCTACCATGTACTTGAACTTGGAACAGGTGTCCTGATTAAGTTTCCTTGCAGAAAGATAAGACACCTTAAGGTCATCAAGAGGAATACATTCCTTACTCATAGCATTCTCCTTTTTATGGATTACTTCCCCATTGTCAGTTACTTTCCCATTGTCAGTTACTTTCCCATCAGCTCTAAAATAAGAATTACAAGAATAACAGTAGCGGTGGCCATCACTAAAGACACCACAGGCGTCAGAGGAACCACATTTAGGGCAAGGTTCATGATAAAGAAATGTACTCTCTTGATAGTTGCTCATGATTTACTATAGATCTTCGTTGGTTTCAATGAGATAACGCAAACTCTTCCAACCAGTCAGATTAGCATTCTTACGATGATCTTCATCTCGAATACAAGTATGCTCCATAGGAGACATATGCTTGCTGTCATAGAGATGACCATACAGTTTAAGATCCTTCTCAATGTCAGGCTTAGAACCATCATGATTATTATAGCTGACACGAGCACAACGAGCGGCAGAGATCTTCATAAGGGTATGATACTCTTCCTTTCCGATCTCCTTAACGTCCTCATCAGTGATGTATGGAAGGGACACCACAGTATGCTCTTTGTCAAGCTCAAGTACACCTACAGCCTTGTTATGGTAATGATTCATCTCATCGTAGATTGTATTTGCAAGTTCTCGCATCTCAGGCTGTGCATCAGGTGCAAGTCTGAGAACAAAGAAGTTGTACCAATCAGTAGCCGTAACGATCACCTTAATGAACTGGAAGGGTTCAAGGATACGGTTAATGTGTTGCTTATGGATACCGAGCTTTTCCATATTCTTAGCTATCTCAACGGCGTTACTAGCCGCGTCAAGCCAAAGATTATAGAAGTCAGCAGTTACAGCAAGAGGAGCTTCTACATCCCCTACCATACCCGCCTTATTCATGTAGACCTTAGGTGGAACTACAGGATTGCTATCAACCTGTTCAATCATACGCTTCACAGGAATAGCACGAGAGCTACTAGCGTTACGTGAAAAGACACGATGCGTCATGAACTCACTATGGATGTATCGGGGATACGTCAGTTCGAAAGTCCACAGGTTTTCATAATGAACAAGACACTTCGCAGTACAAATATTCATTCTTCGTCGTCCTCATCGTTGTAATCTTCCTCATCTTCTTCATCAAGGGATTCAAGATACTCTTCGTACTCTTGTTCCCAACGGGATTCCCAAGCACGTTCACTACGATCAAGTTCTTCCTTAGTCTGCATAAAAGACTCTCTTTAAAAATAACTAGGTACTGTGGGGTAACCGTTGCCCCTACGGATCTAATTCGGTAGACATCCTAGTCGGGAGCTACCCGACCTACTAAGAGCCATAGGACTTCCTCACTTCTCTTATGGTGAGAGGAGTACAATCAAACGGCATATAAACAGCTTATTTGGTCTCTCCTACTGGATTCGAACCAGTGACCCACAGCTTAGAAGGCTGTTGCTCTATCCTTCTGAGCTAAGGAGAGGAATTTTTGTGTAAGTTAATTATTGCTTCAAGTCGTCTGTTGGTGTCTCTGAGTATTTTAACACCTTCTCCGTGTAGTTCTGCACCTTCTGACAATAGTTGTCTACACGTGATGACTGACTCTGCAGTAACTCTGTCGGTATGTTGCATGATGGCCTTGTTTCCACTGTTGATGTTGTACTGCAACCTGTTAATCCGCTTATCAAGAGCAGATTGCAAAGCATCAGTGGTAGCCATGTCTTTAAGAAGTAAGTTAATCGTTGCATCTTTTCTTTTGGTTACCTCATCAAGCTTTGCAATGTACTCTTTCTGGGTTGATACTAGGATCTCCCTATATTTGTTCTCTTCATAGGAAGACCCTAGGTACAAACCAATAAAGAAGGCTACACCAATGAGAAACGCTTTAAGATATCTAAGCATTGCTTCTCTCTACTAGTGTACGTTTTATTCATTATAGCCTAAGTAGACAAGATCACCTTCTTGGATATCCTCAATGTTGCCATTGTATTCCTCAAAGTCTGCCTTAGACAGTCCTATCTTATTCAGAAAAGCTCCATCCTCATTGGAGAACTTAACGTACTTAGCCCCTGTACCGTACCAAGTTTTAACATCAAAACAGGGGCAGTCCTTATGCACCCCTTTAAAATCTCTGTGACCGCATACAGTAACCTCATCGTGATAGACACCTCTCAGGTAATCAATAAGAACTCTGAGAGAATCCTTCTGCTCCTTAGTGAAGTTATCAACAGACTTGCCACTACAATCAATACCACCAATCAAGCAGATGCCTACGGAATCACTGTTATGACCTTTAACGTGTGAGCCAATGGAATCCAGAGATCTACCCTCTTGGATAGTTCCATCAGTCTTAATAACAAAGTGATAGCCAATACCTAACCACCCTTGCTGTCGGTGCATCTGATCAATTGTCTTCCAGTCATAGGAACTTTTAGGTTGTGTTGCAGAACAATGGACAACAATAAACTTAGTCTCAGTCCTTGTCTTATACTTGATGAAACTCTTATGGGTCTCAATATGTGGTTTCTTAAAGTTAACAGTCATTTTTACTAATACTACTTCTTTTTATTATTGTTGTTGTTGTTTTTATTAAACAGAATACCCCTAGGTATTTTCTTTACAGGCTCTTTAAGCCATTCCTCAGGTATCCTTTTGTCTGCATAGGGGATCCCATTCTTGTCACAGAATGATGCGTAGGTTGTCTTAGATCCCTTGTAAATAGGAGTAGCTGATCTACTAAAGACAAAACGAATGTCTAAGCTAGGGTGTTGCTCTTTGATGAGGAGATGCTTCTTCCTGTCTTCTGCGTCCCATACACCTTTAGTCTCAATGATGATTCCATTGGGAAGTACGAAATCAGGGGTGTATCTGTGTTTACTTTCGGGTACTACATACTCAAGATAGTATTGCTCATATTTAGGTTCAATAGAAAAGGTCTTAAGGAGATCGCTGTTAGCCTCCTCAAGACCTGACCTATAAGTACCCGCATCATGCCGCTTCATGTAACTGTAGGCGGCCTTTCGGGTTGTCATGTAGGTTATCCTTCCTTCTTAGTCTTAGCGGCAGATGGGATGAACATGACTCGATCAAACATGTACAGGTCGTAAGAATTATCATCAAGAGAAACAATCTCAAGCATCTTGGAATTGATAAGACTACCAACTACATAAGGGGAAGTGTGCGACATAAAGTTACCTTTAAGTTCATCACCTGAAGCAGTTGCAACTACGACATAAGCATCACTAATTGCTTCAGAAAGATCATAGTTCTTGAGATCCCTCACGTCAATCCAAATCCCTGCCTCTAGTTCCTTAAGGGGTTCAGGGATATCCTCAAGATCACTGTGGTTTACGAAGAACTTGACACTTGAGATCGGAAGCTTGTTCAATTCCCTGTTGTTGAATGTCAGATACTCACCAGCAATCTGAACGAAGTATAAAAATGAAGTACCTCGATCCTTGATCGCCTCATTGATCTTGTTAAGAATAACCTCACGGGTATATTCAGAGACAAGGGCAAACTTGTGCTCGTCTTTGATGGCTTCTTCAGTGAACTTGTAAGTCATGGTTTTCTCCTATTTTAGAAATTCGATGGGCTTTCGTCATCAGTAATGCTATCGTCTTCCCACGGTGCCTTAGTGGGAGCCTCATAGCCGCCTTCCCCCTCATCACCAAATCCATAGGATTCCGCAGAACCACCCCCGGTAAACTCATGCAGTTCAATTACCTGAATTGCCACAGGACGGAGCGAGAGGCCGCAAGTCTTGGTAGTCGGGAGGTAGTACGGGCGAACAGAGAAGTTAATCTTGATTACAGAATCACGACCAATGTTAGCCGCTTCCATGGGCTTGCCACGGGAGTCAAACTGCGGGAGCTTGATATCGATCTTTTCACCATTCTTCTTTGTAATCTTAGCCTTCTGCTTAAACTTCAAGACAATGCGGCCTTCTTCATCTTTCTCGTAGATGTCAGACATGACAACCTTGCGACCCTTAGCAATGGCCTTAGCAACTTCCTCATCGTTATCGTAAAAGTCTTCGAGCATCTGCTGAAGTTTTGTGATGAGCTTGCCAGTAGCTTCATTGTCGTCCATTGCAAGATTGACCTTATAGTCCCCATCAGGATTGAACTTGGTGTCAGGATCCTTAAGGTACGGATACTGTGCATAGCCCTTGGGAGTGGTAAGTCGAATATCGTTCATAGTGTGTGTTTCCTTTGTGTGTACTTAAGAGAGATCTTCTCTCTACTAGTGTACGTTATATTAAGTCAGATATGAAAAAAAGTAGAGAGAGGCTTATATGCTCTTCTGCTAGCGGGCTAGCTTCTGCTAGCGGGCTAGCTTCTGCTAGCGGGCTAGCTTCTACTAGTGAACTAGCTTCTCTCTACTAGTGTACGTTATATTAAAGGTTAGTTGAATGCTAGTGTACTTAGTGTACTAGCTGAATGCATACATAGACTCCTTAGCGCAATCAAGATCCAGATTGCCTTTGGTTGGTACTTCGGGGAGATCCTTGAGCATCTTAGGAGACAACAGGTTGCAAATATGATCGTGAAGATCCTGCAATACATCGTTCTCCGTGTAGGTGCTTACAAAGACTTCTCGGACAGTTGTGAACATGATAGAGCCATGTCCTGCAGGGACACCGTAGGAATCATGGATCATCGCAAAGGCATTGACACCCTTGTCAACACAAGCACAAACAGTAAGCATCAAGTGAGATGCGTCCATGCTGTGAACAAAGTTAGGAGCGATGCCCTGCTTCTGCTTGCGACTGTCAATCTCATCAGTAGGTTCTGCAAAGGCAAGACGCAAGACAGAACCATTGGTAGCTTCCTCAGTAGAACCTGAGGTAGTATCAAAGATCTTGATAGAACCAGACAGGACAGTGTTAAGACGCTTAACTCGGACTTTAGGATACTTCTGCTTCACAGGGAAACCTGCAGGAGTAATCCAAGTGGTAGGAAGGTTCTTACCTTCAATGTTCTTGTCCTTTGCAAGTAGTCCTGAGGCAGTCTGAAGCCATTCCATAGCCTCCACAGCCTTCACTACAACGCCCTTAAGGGAATCCCAGATAAGTCCTGCCATATAGCGAGCAGACTGGGAGGGTTTTGAGAAAGACAGGGGATTATGGGCAAGAGCAGGGTAGACAGTATCCTCAAGGATCTGATCTGCAAACCCAAACTTACTGGCACCATAGCAAAGAGTCATTGTAGGACGCTTGGTAACACTGCGAGAAACCCCATGATCAAGCCATTCCTTTGCAAGGCTCTTGGTACCCTTCTTAAGATAGCTAGAACCATCCTCAGTGGCTTCTATGGTGTCATCTGTACCTTCCTGCATGTCCTTCTTAAGGAGTTCCTTAACCTTCTCCGCAACGATGCCATAGATGTCATGGACATGATCATCAGGCTTAAGGTTGACGGCTTCCCCACCGACTTCATCCCGAAGCATCGCAGAGAAATGCTGTAAGCCAGAGCAGGAGCCATCGAAGGCTACGGCAAGCTTAGACTTGAAGGATTCCCCAATCTTAAGATAGTCATTCCATTCAAAACAGAATGCTAAGAATTCCCACGGACTATCTGCCTCAGTCCATTGCAGGTTATCCAAGGGCTTCTCTGCAATGCTGATGATCATATCAGAGTTCTCGTAAACCCATGCAATGCGTTCCTCAATGGGCTTCTTATCAAGACCCCACATGTTTGCACCTTGGAAGGCAAGCCACGTATGACCATCCTTACCAAGTTCCACACCTTCGGAGAACTCAAGCATTGATTTCATAAAGTCATTGCCTTGGGGGTGAATCAGGGTAACAGGATAGACACGACCTCTGAAGTCAAGATTATGAGGGAAATAAATTGCTTCATCATCCTTGAAGTCGTTGGCAAGCTTGAGGATGCAGTTAACAAGAATACGCTTAGCCTTACGTTTGTTGTCCTCCTGATAATAGGATGTCATAGCTTGCCGCCATTCACGTTGGATGTCTTTATTGGTGTCTGCCTCGATAGGGCGTACAGGAGGCTCTGCAGGATTCGCCGTAGGCATTTCCAGAGCCTCAGGGATATGTTCCCATGAGCAAACAGCATTAGCCACTTCTAAGACACGATTGTTAATGTGCCATGCGGTGTCCTGAATAGCATTCACAGCCTTGTAAACATTCGGCATGTCAACATCAGAGTACAAAGCATCACAGTCCTTAGCAGACATGCGGACAAGTTGTAAGGGCTTCTTAAGATTGATGTAATATCCCCCATCAAAGGGGTTAGTCCACGGCTTGGGTGGGATAACCATAGGGCGATGTTCCATCATGAGATCTGCGAGGTAGGTGTCCTGATATTCAATATACTTCGCTACATCCGCGTCAAGCTCTGCAAAATACTTAATGTTCCCATTAACAAACACCTTTACGATGTGTATTAGGCTGGTACTAAGAGCAAACAACTCAACCATCTTCATGCCAACATTGAACTTATCGGAGGGACTCCATTTATTCCACAACTGTACCCTACCTTCATCGGCAAGATGCTTCTCCTTCTGAATGGCATACCTTTTTTTGAACTGAAAGGCAATACGCTTGTTCATGCCTGCCTTGAATGATTGGACTTCCTTAGGAGACATTGAGGCAAGGATAGTATTGAAGCGTACTTCATCCTCAATAGCTTCCCCAATCTTTACCGAAAGATTAGTAAGGCCAATACGGTACATAGAATTAGACAGGATGGTTTTAGAGACAATGAATGCAATTTCCTCAGACTTGAGAGTATTTGCAAGACTAGCGGCTCTATGACGCTTACCACACTTCCCATTGTTAACTTTAGCAAACCATGCATCAAGACCTTTAACCATAGCAGGGATAGTCTCAGACAAGAGTACTTTAGTAGTACCTATGTTGGCTAGGTTATTGTCTGAGATAGCCTTATTACGCTTAGACATGAAAGCATTGTAGGCGTTGTCTTTGCTTTCAAGTTCCAAATCAATTTCACGATCAACACGGTACTTACCGTATTTAAGACACATGTCATCGTAGCTGTTCTCATTGATAGAGAACTTATCTGCGTTTTCATAGTAAGACATGGGGGATACCTTTAGTAAGTCTTTATAGGTCTTTATAAGGTTTATAAAGATAATTATTATATATGTTAATGTAAGAGTACCTAGGTTAACACCTAGGGTTAACCTTAGGTACCTATTCTCTCTTCTCTCTAAGAGTGTACGTTATATTATTTGTACCTAGTGTACGTTATATTGTCACGTTATATCCTAGGGTTGGTTAGTCAATGATACCATATAGCTCATAGTTATGGAGCCACTGAGAGTATACTATAAACTTGGTTTTGTCTTTCTCTGCAGTCTCTCCTGCCTTCCGGCCTGCCCTGAAAGCATACTTGATAGCATTTCCCTTTAGAAAGCCCTTGAATTCCTCAGGCGTTAGGATAGTCTGCATGAGTTCTATGGGTTCTACCGCACCGTGATAGTGCGTAGCCTCTTCTGGACTGCCTTCTATAGGCTTAGTGTATTTAGCATCATTCATCATCTATCTCCATCATAATAGTTTTAGCTTTATCCGTAGCTTCCCACGGATCAGTATCGCTATAGCTTTCCGCTATAGCTTCAGTGATATCTTCAATAGTCATAGTATTATTTACTGTTATTCTGTTGTTTAAGCATGATTACTCTAGTGGCTCTCTTATGGGCACGACCGTGTACCTCAAAGATAACTATAGCCTCACGATGTAAGCTACATAGTCCACACTTCTCACAGGTTATCGCTTCGGTAACTTGTCCTAGCTTTGCGTTTGAGGATTTAGGCAGGAGGATCATTTTCATCACTTTAACACCCAATTGGTTATTGTCTTACGTTATATAACACAAGGATAAATAAACCTAAATAGGCTAGGAACATTATTACGAAACAAATAGGACCGAGATACCACTTAGTGGGAGACTTTTCAAAATACGGAATTTCTTCTTCTTCTTCTTCTTGTTCTTTTTGCTTTTGAGAATCTAAGGCCCTCATGAGGAGCTCTCTACAGAGCTTTTCAGCCCTGCAATTACCAAAGTGCTCAATCCTGCTACCTTGGATAGATACAGCAATGATATCTGTAACCTTTAGTTCATCATTGAATTTAATCGTGTATTTTCTTGCAATTTGACCATCACGTCTTCTGTCACGGTAGCTAAAACAAACGGTCTTAGTTTTTGTATTGCAAATGAACCCACTAAACCAATTTCCCGAGGGAAGAACAAATTTTGTC